TAATGTTGTGTCTTGGTCATCGCCAAATTGAATTGAACCAGAATCATTTAAGAAAAGGTCATTAAATTCTAATGCAGTTGTTCCTAAATCAGCGCCACCTGAAGCATCGGGTACGAAAGCAGTTTCTGCTGTAATTGTAGCACTTCGTATATTAGAAGTTCCATTATCTATGGCACCAAATCCAGAAGTAATAGATCCAGTATCTAATGCTCCAGTTGTTAAAATGCTAGAACTTCCTGCAACTACACCATAAATAGAACCAATAGCTGTACTTCCAATTGTAATAGCATCAGCTTCTAAAGTACCATCTACATCAACATCACCAGAAAAATCTCCTGTTGCAGCGTCTAATTCACCAGAGATGGTTAAATTTCTACCACCAGTAATATCTGCACTAGAATCTAAAACCATTGCTTTACTTGCGGCTGCCGTACCTGCAGTGATTCCATCTAAAAATTCTAATTCTGCTTCTGTTAATTCTGCACCTGAACCTAAAGTTAAAGTTCCTGTAACCGTAAGATTGTCTGCAATCGTTGTTTCTGAAGTTGTATGACCTATTGTTAATGCAATTCCAGAAGTCTCTGTTGCAATTTTTAAAGCGCCTACTGCGTTTGTAATATAAGAATTTGAACCGTCGTGATAAAGAGTTAAATCTTGAGCATCCCCAATTTGTATTGGAGTGGAATCAGTTAATAATAACGCATCAGCCGATTGGTCCCATAATAAGAAGCTACCAGCAGTATCACCAAAGAATTTTACGTCTAATCCTGTACCATCGACACCAACCGTAGTTGCACCATCTATTTGTACAGCGCCATCTATATCAACAGCATCTAAATTTGTTGTTCCACCTATATCTGCATCACCTGTAACAGTTAAATTATCAGCGATTGTTGTTTCTGAAGTAGTGTGTCCAATTGTTAATGCAATACCTGAAGTTTCAGTTGCAATTTTTAAAGCACCTACTGCATTTGTAATATAAGAATTTGATCCATCATGATAAAGTGTTAAATCTTGACTATCACCAATTTTTAATGGGGTTGAATCCGTTAATAATAATGAATCTGCTGATTCATCCCATAAAGCATAACTTCCTGCAGTTGCTCCAAATAATTTAACATCATAACCTGTGTCATCAATACCAACTGTTAAAGTATTATGTATTTGATGTGATCCAATACCAGTATCAACCATGTTTGGATTTGTTCCATCATCAGCAGTAGCATAAACAATTTTAGTTCCTTTATCTGTACCTTTAAAAACAACTGTGCTTCCTGATCCAGAAACGTATTTAAATGTGACTGTGTAGTTTCCTGATGTGCCATTCATCAGAATATACATCTGTTGAACATCCAAAGGAACGGTTACCGTAGTGGCTTCACTAATTGTTCCTGTGAATTTTATTACTCTGTGTGATAGTTCCGCGCCTGTTGATCCATCAGAAACGGATAATGTAGTAGGAGTTGATGTTACAGCTTTTTCAATATAGCCGCCAGCAAGTTGTTCTATGATTTGTAAATTGGTATTAGTTTTAGATCCCCAGTCACCGGCATTTTCGCCGGTTGTCATTAACTCAGTACCTAATCCTGTATATGTTGATGCCATAATTTATCCTATGCGCTTGCTACAAAAACCTCCACATCACATGATGCCGTATCTGCATCCACGGTAATGTCCATTAAATCTGCAAGACCTGAAGCTAAAGCGGATCCTGCTGCCTTCATGGTATCAACTACGCCACCGCTATTATCTCCTGGATAAATAAACGAGTGACCCGCGTCAACCTTCATTCTATATTCTGTGTCATCTTCATCTCTAAAAGTTAGCATAATATGATTGGATGAATCTAAATTTGTAATTCTAATATATCGAACATCGCCATCATCAAACATTCCTGCAATATAACCCACTTTGTTAGCAGTTACTCCAACACCACTCAATGCTGATAAAAATCCTATTAATCCACATTCTGTTGTTGATACTGTTACCACTCTCTTTACAACTTCATTAACACTGGAAATATCCAAAGCTCTTTCCGATCCATAATCGATGTTGTTGAGTGTAATTGCTTCTTTAACTGTAACTGTGAGTGTTGCCATATTTTAATTCCTTACGGTGTCTGAACCGGAACGGGTATACGAGGTTCTCCATCCGTATAGTCGTCCCTTCGTCTTCTACCTAATTGTTCTGCACCAAACTTCTGTACTTCGGTTTGATACTTTTGTTCATATAGTTGTAGCATATCTTGCGGACCTTTTAAATAACTAAAGGCTTCTACGAGGCATGCATATAATAATCCATTGCCAAAGTTAAGACTTAAGTAAGTTGTCGTATTCGCTGAACTCAATCCTATCGGTCTAGCGTTGTAATGAATTTTGTACATAAAAGCCGAACTCGGTGTTGGCACAATAGTAATTCGTCCTGAAGATGTTGCTCCAGTTCCTTCTGCTCCACCCGACATTGCATAATATTTTGGTGTGCCTGTCGTTGTTTCAGCTGCGTCGTATTCTCTAAGATAACTAATATCTTTTTTAATCAAGAAGCTATTGGCTCCTGTCGCAACCGATGTTGAAGTATAAACTTGAAGATCTCTAACAAATAAAGTCCCTGCTGGAGCATAAACATTATCTTTCGAAGCTGTTAAATTGCCTATCATTTCTTTTCGATCTGCATCAATGGGAATTTCTCTTTGTATTCTAAGCTCAGAGTTATCGATGAATTGATCGGTAATTGTACTGGATAGTACACTTGTTCCTACTTCCGTGTAATTCTGAATTGCTGTTGTAAGTGTTGAGTATGTAAATCCTGCCATATTAAGCCTCTAATGTTGCCGGACCAGCCGAACAATTATTGCCTCCTCCTGCGATTCCTCCAGCTGTAGCAGTGTTTGTATCTACAGTAAAGTGGTAGTAGTCATCGGTATTGGTAATCGTGCCGCTTGAATCTCGCGTACCAACGGTAATCGAGTAGCCAGCGGCTTTTGCCAAATTCGCTCCTGTAACCCATCAAAACCCACTGGATTTTGATAAGCATCAGAATCAGAACTTGTCCAAATAGGACCTCTGAATCGTACCGTGTCATCTGTTGATCTTCCATGACTTTTTTCAAACACATTTATAATTCCTGAACTCGCTGCAATTGTTTCAAAAGGATTCGGTCCTAGTATTGCAACAACTGTTTTTTCAGTTCTTGCGGGTCTTGCATTCCTTAAACCATGTCCTTCTGCACCATAAGCTCTTGGCTGATCTTGAGGATGTCGCGCTTCAAATTCAGACTTATGAACAAAAGAACCATTCCATTCTCTAACCATTTCATTATAGGGAAATTCCATTCCACTTCTGTCTGAGATCGCTTTAGCGTATTTTCCTCTTGCAAATGCCATAATTATCCACTCGGGTAATAAGACTCCGGAGTTATATAAGTGCTTGTGGAAGATCCATCTTCTGCCAAGGCTCTTTTTAATTCGTCTTCGTATAATAATTTTAATTCTTGTACTCTTTGTGGTGCGTATTTTTGTGCTAGATAAAAAGACAGTCCTGATGCCATACAAGGCACAAAACGATAAGGTATATCCGTTGCATCCGTATACGTTGCATCAGCATCTTGAATTCTTTTGACAAAGAAAATGTGAACGTCTTTTGATGCATTAGAAGAATCGGGTGTTGGATAAAAATTGATTGTTGTTTTATCAATAAGTCTTTGAACAAAATATCTAGAGGGAGTTCCTTTAGATAATTTATTAGCTAATCCAGAATAAGTTGATCGATCTGTTTTTGTAAGCGTGGAATCAGCTTGATCAGTATCTCCTTTATCAGATCTAAGGGTAGCCTCTAAAACATCAGCTAAACCATAAGTAGATGTTCCTGTTGTTCCTCCAGCCGTTGTTGCAGAAGTTCCATCTCCCGTAGCTCTATAGAAAATATATTCAGCTTGACCTTCAATCATGTCAATATTGGTATCGCCTACTTCCCAGTAGTGCAAGCCTCTATTTCCCCATTCTTGAAACATTACATTTAAAGAACGTCTTGCTGTTTTTAGTTGATAGCCACTTACTGATTGTAAACCGATTCGCTCGTAAGCTTCCTCGATAATCTCATCAACAGCAAATGTTTTGTCAAAAGTGACTGTACCAGAAGTAGTATTCGCCATGCGTTACCCTCCTTAATACGATTTTCTAAATTCTAAAACAATCGTGTAATGATCTAAATTAGTATGTCCACTAGTTGTAAAATCAATATCGCCAGTAGGCGAGCTAGCATTATTTTTAATGCCACCGAATGATCTAAAGTCCATATGTCCTTGAACATTGCCTGCTGCTGCACTTCCGCCTATGGTTAATGCTAATGCATTAGTGCTTGCAGCGAAATAAATAGCGAGTCTCATTCCACCAATGTCATACCAAATTTGATCAATTGTAATATTTGAACAAGCGGTACCATCTGGATGAGCTGTTAAAGCTGAAACATCTACTTTCTTTACTGCTGATTCACCATTACCATCAGAAAGATTTGTAAATTTCATTACAACTCTTTTTTCTGTATCAATTATTGTTTGACTTGTTACTGCGTCTGCCATTTTTCCTCCTGTTAGAGAGAGGGAGCCGAAGCTCCCGCTCTAATTTAAGTCTTTATTTATTAACTGTATTGTATATATTCAAAAATAAACGAAAATGCACCTTGTGTAGTTGCATCAGTAGTATTTGTGATATTACAATAAAGAGTCCGTGCCGAAGCTGTATACTGCGCTGAAATTGCATGAGTAGTAGCATCTTGGGTAATAGCCACTAATCCATTAGTTGCAGCTGAAGCTGCTAATCCAGGATATGTAATAGATCCCAGAACTACAGTTGTACCACCATCTAATATTTCATCAGTTTGTGCAGCTATGATTTGTGCGCCAGAACTTGATGTTCCAACTTCATAACCGATATCGCCTGTTCCTACTACAGGAGCAGTTGTACAAAGTATATAACAGTTAGTAATTATTGTATTAGCTGGTTGTGAAAATTCACCAATACTATCACTATCTCCTGCTGTAGTATTACAAGTAACACCTGTTACTACTCCAATGTGGTTAACAAATTTTCCTGTTACAATACCTGTTGAAGCAACTGAAAATTTATCAGTATAAGTTCCTAATGTAGAACTTTGTGTAGATACTTTCAGACCAGATTCTGCTCTAACCGTACCTTTAAACGTTGTATTTGCCATAATTATAATCCTCCTAGTTTGTGTGAATACTGTCTCTAGGCCGTCGACTATACCGCGTCAGTATTCTTTATAATTGTATAGTGATTAATCTATAGCCCTTTTTTAAAAAGAGTGCAAGGTATCCCTGTGAATTTGTATGATTTTTGATAGCGCTTAAGTGGCTATCGAAACTTCGGCCTTGGCTTCGTCTATTTTGGTTTGAAGCGTTTGTTCTTCAAACTCTTTGGCAATGATTTCTTTAACAATTTCCTGAATTTTCTTATCAATGTAGGACATATTTATATTATATTTGCCCTCCTTCAGGTGCTCTTGTTGCCATTCTAACTCCAAGGACTTCTTCGTATGTACAGGTCTTGGGTCATTTGTAACCTCCTCATAGGTTATCCATTTACCAGCTTT